GCTGGTTTCCGGTAATTGTGTAAGGTGTATACCGTGTCAATCTATTGACCTCAAGCTCCTCATGCATCAGCATAAGACATAGTCTTAGGCTGTTCATGAAGTTTGATGTCCATAGTTTTGAGAGCTCAATCGGAAGAATTCTTGATTGATTTACTTAGATCCTTTGCAGAAGTATATGTGGATTCAGCTGACGCTGATCCATAATATATTTCCGTAGTGGAATTTAAGTCTTTCAATCCTAATTGTAGAATCTTTCCAACAGTTAGTAAAGGAAGTACCTTATTTCTTTCTTTACTAAATATGGAATCTACATTTAGAAGGACAAGGGCTCTTGCAGATTCAATTAATGGTTTATCTATTAATTGGTCTGCTAGAGCTGTTGTATCCTTAAGATAATTCTTTATAGCATTAAACATAGGAATATTAGCAAATTCCTTGTTCTCAGTTAATTTAAAGAAATCTTTCTTTTCAAATAACTTTGAAACAAGAGCATTTGCTGATACTATATGTTTTGATACTATACCTGCCATACCATTTCCAAAGATCCGTTCTATTTCAGAGCGGGCTGTCTCAGGAGTTGGTAATTGATAGTCCTCTAATTTTACAGCCTTAGATAATATACTACGTATACCATCATAGGTTGTATAGTTAAAGGCACTGTCAAGTGCAAATTTGAAGTTCGTCAATCTTAATTTAAGGAGAGATCCTACAATAAAATATTGTATTTTCTTTCCATCATTAAGACGAAGTCCACGGAATAAATTAAAAACCAAAGCAAGTAGATCTTTCTTGTAAAGAAACAGATTATTTTTGACTTTAAAATAGTCATACAATATACCTGTAACTATGAAAGGGTTATTGATATTATCAATGATCCCTCTCATAGGAAGACCTGTTACTTCAATTCCACCTTGGAACCATCTCTTTGCAAATTCATAAGTATCTTTTGATACATGTGTCTTTGTAAGAGAGAGCTCTGCACCTAAAAGATCTATGATCTTTATATATTTCTTAGCGACTGCATCGTTTTTGATAACGATGTCATCACCAAGAATTATATATTGATTAAA